CTCTGTCAGCGGCAACACGCTCGGCACGGCCAGTTGCGGCATCAGCCAATCGGGCTTTAAGTTCATCCATTCGAGCCTGGCGAGCAAGCTGAGATTCTTCTTGTCTAAACGCCCGATCCTCAAGCCTTGCCGCCTTTGCCTCAGCCATTGCCGGCTGATTAGCCAAACCAGTAAAGCCAAACTGTTGCAGCATCGGATCACGCGCACCCATAGCCGCAGCGTATGCCGCCGTAGGATCAGCCGCCTGCTCAGGCGCGACCGGCCCCTGCTGGTCTGCTGGCAGAGTGATGGCAGGCGTTGGGCGTAGCAGCTCGGCAACCTTCTGCCGGTCGGCCTGCGTCTGAGCCTGACGCCCTTCGTACAGCGCCTTGGCTTCCTCGTCGGCTTGTCGCACTCCCCGAGCGCCCATGTACTGCTGCAAGCCTTTGGCAAGGTACTGTGTAAAGTTTGGCTTTACATAGATGCCGCTGACCATCTGGCCTTGCTCCATCGGTTGCTGGGCCTGCTGCATGAGCTGCTCGGCCATGCGCTGGCGGCGCAAGATGGCCAGTTCTTCGGGGTCTTGCTGTTGGATGAATGGATTGGCCATGATTAAAACCTGAACAAGTTGCCAAAACCACCGGCATTGCCTGCGCCACCCAAGGCTGCACCGCCCAGACCCATCAGACCGCCCATCAAATTGCCAGACGCTTGTTGCTGTGCGTTGTAGTTACCAAGCGCCGCCTGATACTGGTTCTGAGCTGCCTGAGAGTAGTTAGCACCCCCAGGCGTGGCCCCAAACTGAGGCGTGGTGACTTGCGAGCCGCTACGTAGGGCGTTGAGGTTGTTGATGTCGCGGGTGTTGAAGTAATTTTGCTCTTGCAGCCCTTGCTGACGCCTAGCCATAGCTTGCTGGTACGTCTGGCCTTGCTGCTGCATCCCGAGGTTGATGCCTTGGAGAGCGGCTTGCTGATACAGATCGTTTTCGCGCTGGTTCTGGTCGCGCAAAGCGTTGTTGTAGGCTTCCGTGCCTCGAGCCAACCCCTGATTGCTCAGTTGCGTCTCAAGCCCGCTGCGCTGTTGTTGCAGCGTTGGCTGCAAGCGATTCAGAATGGCTTGCGTGGCCGTGTTCGTGGCCATGTTGGGATCGTAGGCGCTGCCCATGGCAGACAAGTTCTGGTCATCAAAGCCACGCGCTTGCTGCGCTGCAACACGGGCAGCAGCTTGATCTTGCAAGTTGCCCAACGCCATGCTGGTTCTGTTTTGCTGATCCAGCAACGCTTGTTGCTCAGGCGAGAGCGTCAGCGTCTGACCGTACATTGGCTGACCGCCAATCGTTTTGCCGGTCTTGGGGTTGGTGATGCCGCCTTGAGTGCCCACTTGACTGTACGTCAGCGAGCCATAGGGCGTATATTGATTGACCCGATTGCCTGCGGCAGTTGCTTCTGCTGCGGCCGTGTAATCAGGTGCCTTTGGCGCTTTGCTCTTTTTTCCCATATTTCTCTCCTAAAAAGCGGCAATCGTCTTTAAACATCACATAGACAATCGCGTCAGCTTCTGGAAAGTAATTTCTCAGGATCGCTTCGCGCCGAAAGCCAAGGTGCTCGTTGAGCTTCTGGGCCTTCAAGTTGGTAGAGTAGATTATACCACTCAGCCTTTTGACGCCCAACTGTTTAAACGGGTAATCGAAAATTGTCCAGTACCATTTCATTGGTACATAGCCATCTACACGGCTGTGAATCTGGATGTTGGCCTCGTTGTAGTCGTTGTACAGAACGCCTGCGATCAGCTTGCCGTTGCGCTCCCAGCCGATAGTGGCATCACCTGGCTTGTAGTCGCACCCAGACTTCTCGGCCACCCACGGGCCAACGATGTCGGGGTCAAGCACAAGACTCACAGGATTGCGCCCACTTCAAAGACCACATCGGTGGCAACCCAGCGAAGATCAATGCCAGAGGCAGCGCATTGAATTTGCGGTGCGCCGTAGTAGCCCACGCCAATAGCGCCCTGCCAAGGCTGTAGTACATTTAACTCGCCGCCCCAAACGCCGGTGTCCCACAACGATGTGTCCCACACGCCGTAAGCGGTCGGTGAAAAGCTCAACGACGCCGCAGACAGATCAAGGCTAAAGTCCAGATTGATCGTGCCCAGCACCGCAGGTGATCCGTTTGTGCGGAAGATCGGGCGCATCATCGTAAAACGCTTGAGCAGGCCATTTGAGCCATAGCCAGAAAACGCTTGTAGCGCCTTGCCGTTGATGTTCGTGCCGTTGTCGGTCAGACCTTGATAGGCAAGGCCAACATAGCCATTGCCGCCAAAAAATGGCAAGTCGTCGAACAACTCCCAGCAGTTGGCTTGCCAGCCTGTGAACTGCGCCCAGTTCTTTGTGATGGTGTTCATCACATACTGTTGCTGATCCTGCCCTTCGGACACGGGCACGTTCAGGTACAACTGGTTCTCGCGGGCGAGGTACATCAGTTGCCAACCAAAGTTGTCGCCGTAGATGTTGATGGCCGAACTGACAGCGTACTGAATCTTTTCAGTCAGAGCAACACGGGGATTGACCCGGCTGGATTGCAAGGCACCTGCTAGCGGAACCAGACCATCCTGGCTGATGTACAGCAGATCGCCCGCCAGTTTGTACAGGCAACGCTCGCCGACAGGGTGGCCAAGCTGCCACACGCCCCGCAGGCTAAAGGTGGTCAAGCTGCTGGGGTCTGTGCCCTGATAGATGATGATCTCACCCATCGAGGTCACGGCCACATAGTAGTCATCAACGCCGTCACCTGCGTCAAGCGACCATGTGTAGTGGCACACAATGTAGCCGCCCAACTGGGCCACGGCAGACATATCAATCTTGTTCGCCGCACCACCAATGCTGTCAGTCGGCAAGTACCAAACGACAAGCGTTGAGTCTTGGATAAACCACAGACGGTTTTTGAAGGTAATCGGGTTGTTGAGTGTGGTTGTGGTCACGCCTGTTATTGCCGGCGTGGACACGGCATCAATGGCCGTCCATGTCGTGCCGTTGTACAAGTAAGGCTTGTTCACGCCGTTGGCAACGTACATGAAGTTGCCGCCAGTTGTGCTGATGTTGACGTACTGCCAACGGCTGTTTGATGTGCCCGTAACTACCGCTGCGCCGACTGCGCCGGTGGCTGTGACGTCGTAAAACGAGCCACCTGCGGCTGCAAACAGCTTGTTTGTTGTTGAGCCTGCGTAGACGAACAGACTCTCAACCTGGCCCGAGATGCCCGTGGCCCACTCTGTGTAACCTTTGCGTAGCGTGACCTCGGTGGTCAACGGAAACCAGTTCAGCATGATGACCGCATCAGCTGGCGGCATATCAGCCAGCGAGTCGCGGGCGTTCCAGCCGCCAACGGGGGCCGTGACCGAGACGGAACGGGATTTGGCGCGGGAGATGAGTGCCATTATTTGGTTCCTAGTGGCTCTCGCCTCATTGATTGATTAATTGTAAAATCAATGTTTCGTCCCTTATTGGGCACAAATCCAAACCGTTTGTAGAAATCCACAAGCCGCGTTTTGTTGCCGCCAAAATCACCAGACGGGCTTAAAGCCAAACGAGCGTTGTCTGCGTCAGCGGCTTTTGTCAACTGACCCATGAACAAAGTGCCAAGTCCTTCTTGGCGCAACTCTTTGGGAACTACTAACCTATCAAGCGTAGCCAAGTTCCCTTTTTGAGAAAGGTCAAACTCCACACTTGGAAATGCTGACCGCAGAGCGTCAATGTCAATCGCCCCAGTTTGCGAATTCAACATTCGTGGTGCTGCCAAGTTCTCACCCGCTTGCAGCAATCCTTTGGCAATCTGTGCTGCTTTGGCAGAGGCAACAATCGGCGCAACGCCGCCAACAGATTCGCCAATCAGACCGCTTGCGCCTGGGGCTTCAGCCGTCAATCCCTTTTGACGCATCCAATCTGAGCCACCCATTGGCGCATCCCCAACGGGCACGCCTGCTTTGCGTAGTGCCCAAGCAATGGCATCAACAGGGGCAGAGACGTTAGACGCTGCCGCATTGGACGCGCCTTGCAAGAATGATTTTGCCTCCCGCAACGCCTTCGCCAGTTTGAGATTCTCAGCCATATCTCACCCCTGCCCGTAGATACTGCCGTCTGGGATGTTCTCAAATCCGATCAGCACGCTGCTCATCTTCGGAGCCATGCTCAAGGTCATTGAGCCGCCGTCGTTGGATTTGGCAATGTTAAGCTGCTGGTAGAAGTCGCGGTAATAGGCCGTGCTGTCAAAGCCCTTGACCTCAAAGAATCTGAGCTTGAGGCCCAAGACCATCAGACGATCAGGAAAGATGCAGGTGTCTGTATCGGCTGTGAACGATGACTGCGGCGTGGTCGTTTGATTGACCCAGCCGTTTGAGAC